GCTCGTTAGTCTGTTCTTGTATCTTTTCCTGCCTAGCCAAAGAGTCAACAATAGCGTCAACTTTAGTATCAGTGATGGCAACAGCCTGCCCGTTAGCTTGCGCCTTGCTTGCCGTTTCTTTAACAATGACTTCTATGCGCTTTACGTCTTCAGTAGTGGCTTGTGCATTAGCTTGTGCCGCACCATAGCTGATTGCGCCCACGAACAAGGACACAACTAAAGGTAAGGCCCACGTGGGGATTGAAATTGTATTGTCACTCATTTTATAACCTCATCTATAACGTGATGTTTTCTTAGCAACTTTTTTCGGCTGCTTAGACACTTGCTTTCCGGCTTTAGTGTCAGCGCGCTTTTTTGCCGACGTAGCTGCGTACTCTTTCTTTGTAAGTGCGGCTCTTGCTGCTTTTGGTAAGTACCGCTCGCCTGTAGCTTTTTTACCCTGAGTACTATTCTTGCCTGACTTAGTACCCCATTTCTCTTTAGTCCACTTAGTAAGTGACTTTTGAGCTTTGGTCTTTGGGCCAGAGTAACTACCACCTGACTTCTTGTACCGCTGCGTGGCAAGTTGAGCTTTACGGGCCGACCATTGGCCCGCTTTGCCACCTTTTGTACCAGCTTTAACTGCCGAAACAATCCGCTTCCATTTGGGTTCGTCGCTTCTAGCCATGAGCTACCACTTAACCTTGTCGGCCCAATAAGCGGCAGACATTTTTCCTTTGGATATGTTCTTACCGTGCCTTGCTTTAAAACTGGCACGCTTCGCTTTCATACGAGCAGATTCACCCGCTTTGGGTTTACCTGCCGTCGACGCTCCTTGTTCTCCAAATCTAATCGTCTTGACTCGCTCACCTTCCTTTGCAACAACAACATGGCTTTTCTTCGGATGGGAGGGGGTGCGTTTCGGTTTATTGAATCCACTCACCCCGGCCCGCGCGAGCCGAGGATCTTTTTTGGTTGCCATAAATCACCTTTATAAAATATCACCGCGAAGCCTTTTTAATGTAGCTTCTGGCAAAGCGTTAAATTCATCCTCAGTCATACTGTTCATATCTAGCCCTTTTTCACCGCGACTAGCCGAACTTTCGCCCGGTAAATCTGGTGGTTGTGCATCTGCGGCTTTCAATTTACGGCTAACTTCGGCTCGTTTTTTTGCAATCTCATCACTTTTTGGTGCAACTTTTCCTGCCAAAGATGGTGCTTCTACAGCTCCTTCTAGGTCATACTCTCTAACTACATACTTAGCGGCTTTAGATAAGGCAGCAACCGCGTTATCGCCTTTCGTCATAAACGCATCGCGGAGGTCAATCACTTCCTGCGTGTACTCAGCGTTATACTCTGCAGATGCCTGATCAAAGACAGGGAAGCTAGCCTCTAGATCGTTTGCTGCTTGTTGAAGGGCCGTCGCCTGTTGGTTGTGGCTGACAGTCTGCGTCATCTTTTGCGTCATCTCATACTCAATCTGAGTGCGCTCAGCACGTCGTATATCAGCGCGTATAACCGCCGCTTTTTCCGCCTCGCCATCAAGTAAGTGAGTTTGGTACTCAACTTCTTTTGCGACAAAGTCGTACTCTTCAGGGGCGTCCTCAGCAGGAACTTGTGCAGCCTTCATATCATCAAGCTGTTTTTGTAGCGCCTTCTGCTTGTTTAGGACTTCATCTAAACGAGACTTAGGCACCATTGGTTTTTTCTGCGAGAGATTAGGCTGCTCAACTTCTTCCTCTGGCTCTTCGGCAACAGTCTCTTCCTCTTCGGCTACGGTCTCTTCCTCTGAATTTGTTTCTTCTTCTGTACTTTGTTCATCTTCAGAAACAGTTTCTTCTTCAGCGACAGTCTCTTCCTCTTCGACTTCTGCTGTAGGCTCTTCTACGGTATCGAAACTAAGGTCCAGCATATCCTGAGATTCATCTGGGAGATCAGCGCCGGGCATTACGTCGTACTGCATGTCTTTCTTTTCTTCAGTCATAACAATTTCCTATTGGTTTATTGGAGGTCTAACGTTAGGTATATTTACTTGCTTGGGTTCTTGTTTTGCAGCAGTCTGCATAGCGGTTGATGCTATACGAGTCGCTGACTGGGTTTGTGACTGGGTCATACGGGTTCGGTTGGTAAGGTCTGCAAGTTCTCTACGCAGCTGCAATTCTTGCTCCTTCATGGATAGCTTGCCTTGAAGCTCCTGCATTCGCATCTGTGGGTTAACTTCTGATACGTCTTGTACCTTAGCAATGTTAACCGCTGCTTCAGATTGAAGCTTTTGTACTTCTGCCTGCATCTTGGCAATCTCAAGCTGAACCTGCTGCATCTGTATCTGCTGCATCTGCGCTGCTTGTTCTTGCTGCTCTGGAGACTGCTCTACGCCTGTCATCACTCGAATGCGTTTCGCTAGCTCCCCTTTACGGGCTAAGTGGCTGTACTCAATAATGGCATCGTCTGGTATGTTGACGCCAACTTGTCGTAAGTTAAGCGCTTCAGCAAACTGTATCTCATCAAATGAATCGCGTGCTGGAGCTGAGGCAATAACTACGTCGTATTCACCAAGTGTTAGATCATTCACGATCCTCCCTTCAGGGGTCATCTCGTTAACCACCATTGCTTCGCGTGGCTTTAACGGGTCGTCCTCGTTAGTAACCTGAATGACTCTCTGCTCGGTGTAGAACGTCTGTATTAGGTTCAGAACTTTCTCGGCTAAGTAATGCCGTGCTTTTGCGAGGTTATCTAACGGCACCTGAATCATAACGGCGCCACGATTCTGTTTAGCTTGTATGGCGATGCCCGATACTTCAGCACTGTCTGTACCTAACATGGAGTCGTTTACGCCCGATATAGTCTGGATGTTTGCCGCCGCTTTCTGCGCAATCCGATCAAGCCCTGTTGGTATCTGGTTAGGCTGTATTTTAGACGGGGGGCTGGAGCCTCTGTTGTACTCAAGGACTAAACCTGTCTCTGCGCCGTGCTCTTCTAAATCATCAGCTGTCATGCCTGTTAGCGAGCCGCTTTCTACTACCCAACCGCTGTTGGCTGTTGTGTTAACAATGTGTAGTTCTTGAGACGCGATCTTGTTTAACTGCTCCTGTGGAGACAGTAGGTTACGTACCATGCCGAACGGCCTGCCTCTGCGGAAGTAAGCGAAGTAGGGCACTATTGTGAAGTCGTTGTAGGGAGACCAATCATCGTGCAGCACAACGTTGTCGCACGTTACTGTCCAGCGGACTTTACGTTTGGTCTTAGTAATAACACTTAGTCCGTACTGCTTAGCAAACTTCTTAACCTTTGACTCTTTCCAAGCGTCGGGGGCTTCTCGCTGATCGCCTGTATCGGGGTCTACAAAGCACGTTACGCGCGCTATCTTTTTGTTCTGACGTTCCACAATACGGAGCGCCTTTACATTACGGTAGGCATCGTCTTCCGGTACACCCGAGCCGAAATAATCATCTTCGGGATCAAGGTCACCGAATCGTTGCTCTTCATACTCGATAGAGTCACGGCCAAAACTATTACCGTTTTCAGCAATGAATCTAAGATCTTCCGATTTTTTCTTTCCATATAGCTCTTCGATCTCATCTAGGGTCATCCACCGAGTCTCAAAGACCTCGTTCCATGTCTTGGGGTCATACTCTTTAGCATCTGGGTCTACCAGAATGTCGAGTGGGTCTTTTGCTGTTATGCGTATCTCGCCTTCTACATGGTCTGAGAAATCCATACGTACATCGAAGTATCCCCGGCCATCGAGGATAAGCCCATCGCTAAACACTTGCTGCTCAACCCAGTCGAGCTTATTGTTGTCTGCGATCTGCATGTAGAGCTTAGTAAGCGTGTTGGCTACTTCACCATCCCCACCACGACGTGGTTTAAACTGTACGTCTGCACGTCGGGTAGACTGCTCCCCAAGTACAGTGTTTATAGTAGGTAAAACAGTGTTGATGGTGAGGGCAGGACGCCCCTCGGCTTCGAGCGCATCGGCATCGTGTTCGTCCCACTGATCACCTCTGTAAAAGGCATCGCACTTCTTAGCCATATCAACATAATCAAGATGGCCGTTATCGCGGGCGCGGGTGTATCTATCCCACTGAGCGGACGCTATCTCTTGTTCTTTGGCTGGGGTTAGCTTTTTCATATTTAAGCACTCATGGATGATTTATCGCGTTTCACCGCAAACATATGGTCTAGTCGATCTCGCCAAGATGGCTCGTGCACTACTTGTGTCTGGAATGTAGCGAACTCGCTCATCATCAGACCTAACCATGCCAACGCATCAACTTGATCGTCGTGTACTCCGTTAGGGAACCGAAGCAGCTCAGCGACCAATGGTCCTGTAAACAGCTCGTCCTTGGGCAGAAATACCATGCCCTGTTGCATTCGGCCCTGAATAGCTCTGGCCCTTGCTTCTTTATCGCGTCGTCCCGTCTTTAGATCTTTAAAGTAAGCCTCATGCAGCCCACGTTCCCTGACACGTTTTTCTAGGAACGGACCAAGAGCCATCTCAATGTGGCCTTTCTCAATCCCAATGATTGAGGGCTTCCATGTCTCATATAGATCTAGTATCTGT